TGAGCTACAGTAACAACCTAAGATTAGTCAGAGTCGTAGCTGATGACGCAATGAACGCTACGACTGATGGAGCAGGCCGTTTAATTAAAAACGCTGATGCTTACATAGACTTAGACCCAGACCAAGGTGGAAACTTAGATAGTACACCTAACAGGCATTGGGCTTCAAAATTCCCAGGCACACTAGGAAATTCCCTTGGAGTTTCATTGTGTCCTGCTGATACACCAGAACAAGACCTCACAGGAACAGTAGAGGTATCCTCTGGAGTATGTACTGGAACAGGAACAGCTTTCGATACAGAATTATTCGTTGGAGCACGAGTTTCCATTAATGGAAGTGTGTTTCACGTGGCGAGTATTACATCTGCGACACAGTGTGATTTCACATATCCACTCGCTGACCAAGCTGCTGGTTCCGCTGCAACAAGACTGATATATTCTAACTTTGAAGATTTCAATATGGTTGGAACAGTATCACTGACCGCAAATTCAAACACTGTAACAGGTACAGGAACAGCATTCACAACTGACTTTGTCGTTGGTGACAGAATCGTTGTAGGTGCTAATACCTCAGAAATTACAGCTATCGCTTCAGATACATCACTTTCCATCAAACACGTTATTTCAACTACTGCTATTTCAGCAGGAACAGGTTATGAAAAACGATGGAAGTTTGCTCTGAATTTCGATTCCGCACCAGGGACCTCATCTTATGCTGAGACAGCTAACGCTACAAACGATGAAATACATTGTGTAGTTTATGACTATGCCGCAGAGTGGTCGGAAGTAGAAGACGAAGTTTTAGAGTCTTATTCTAACCTATCCGTAGCTCGCGACTCTAAGTCAGCCGAAGGTGCAAACATTTATTACAAGAACCGTTTGGCCAACGTATCACAGCTCGTTCTTTGGTTAAACCATCCAAACGAAGCCATGGCAGCTGCTACTGGTGATTGGGGTGGAGCGACAAAGAATAGCAGATTCACAACTGTCAAAAAGAACTATTACTATGAAATGACAGGTGGGTCTGATGGAGCACCTATTACAGTAGGTGATATGCAACTAGGATGGGATAAGTTCAATGACCCGAATGTTATTGAAATTTCCATCATGATGCTAGGTGCACCACCCGAAGGTCACGGAGCCACATTGGCTAACTATATCACAGGTATTGCAGGAAAAAGAAAAGACTGTGTAGTTTGTATTTCTCCTGAATTTTCCGATGTAGTGAATAAACCAAACCAAGAACTTACAAACCTAAAGGGATTCAGAACATCCCTGACCTCGTCAACTTACTCAATCCTAGATACAGGATGGGGATATCAGTACGATAAATACAATGATACCTACCGTTGGGTTCCACTAAATGGAGATATGGCAGGTGTATTGGCACGAACTGATACTGACGCAGATACTTGGTTTTCACCTGCAGGATTCCAGAGAGGACTTATAAACAGTGCTATTCGTCTGGCTTACAATCCTACACAGGAAGAAAGAGATGAACTTTACAGGATTGGATATAACCCAGTCGTAAGTTTTCCAGGCCAAGGAACAGTTCTGTTTGGTGACAAAACACTTTCACCGAAACCTAGCGCGTTTGATAGAATCAATGTTCGAAGACTTTTCATCTATGCTGAGAAGGTCATTGGACAAGCTGCAAGAAATCAACTCTTCCAGTTCAACACCGCATTTACACGTTCAAACTTCAGTTCTCTCGTAGAGGGCTTTTTGGAAGGTATCAAATCTGGTCAAGGTATTACAGACTTCTTAGTAGTCTGTGATGAGACAAATAACGGACCAGAAATAATTGATGCTAATAAGTTTGCGGCTGATATTTTTATTAAACCAACTAAATCAATTAACTTCATACAACTGTCTTTCGTAGCTGTCCGTTCTGGGGTAGAATTCAGCGAAGCGGTTGGAGCAGTATAAAGGAGAATAAATGGCTGACACAGTAAACTATTCGATAAATGATTTTATCAGTAGTTTTCCAAAAGCTGGAGCGCGTCCTAATCTATTCGCTGTAAATATTACTGGTAAAGGTCACGAGTATTTCACCAAGGTGCCCAGTTACAAATCTGAGCATTTTCTGTTATGTCAGGGAGCTAGTCTTCCTGCGTCAGAGTTGAGTTCGATACCAGTCTCGTTCATGGGAAGACAGGTAAAACTGCCAGGTACGAGAACTTTCGCAGACCTTACATTGACATTTTACAACGATGAAGATATGACACTTAGAGTAGCTTTCGAAAATTGGGCACACGACATTCAAAACTTTGCCAATGTATTTGGTAACAAAGTAGAGATTAACGCAGAATCTGAAATTATTTCAGAAGTCAAAGTGACTCAGTTAGGGAAAAAAGGTAATGAACTCAGGAGATATAAGTTCCATACTGCATTCCCAACTAGCGTAAGTGATATTGCTCTTTCTTATGGAGACACTGATACAATAGAACAGTTCACCGTAAATATGGCTTATCAATATTATGATATCGAAAAGACCGCTGGTACAGAGGCTCTTGTCGACCCAGAGTGATACTAAATAAGTCAATAACTAATAGATAGAGAATAAATTATGGCAATCAAACTTTTCGGTTTTACAATCGGAAGGGATGACAGTGACAAGCTGACTTCACAACATTTTACGATTCCAGAACCAGAAGACGGAGTAGCCTCCATTGCTTCTGGTGCTGGTGCGTTTGGTCAGTTCCTTGATCTTGAGGGTACGGTCAAAAATGAGTTTGATCTTATCGGGCGTTATCGTGGAATGGCTCTCCAACCAGAGTGTGAGACAGCTATAGATGATATCGTCAACGAAATCATTGTTGATACAGGGAAAACCGATCTTGTCACCCTCAACCTTTCAAACCTAAACGTAGGTGATAAAGTCAAAAAAGAACTCCACCGCGAGTTCAAGACTATCCTACGACTCCTCGACTTTCGCAATCTGGGTTACGATATATTCAAGCGTTGGTATATTGATGGTAGAGTCTACTATCATTGTATCATAGACCCTGAAAAACCAGACGAAGGTCTATCAGAACTCCGAATCATAGACGGACTGAAACTCAAAAAGGTAAGGGAAGAACAACAGCCCTCTGCCGAAGAGCTTCATAATTCTATGAACATGCCTATCATCCCCAAGTTTGATGAATACTACATTTACGCTCCTGCAGGTTTCTTCACGAAAGAGTCAGGAAGTAAATCTCAAATCAAAATATCCAAGGATTCCATTGCATATTCTGGTTCAGGTCTCATGGACGCTGGACGGAAGATGGTACTTGGTTATCTTCACAAGGCTATTAAACCTCTGAACAACCTCCGAATGGTGGAGGACGCTCAAATCATCTATCGTATCTCACGTGCTCCTGAACGGAGAATATTCTATGTCGATGTAGGTAACTTACCTAAAATCAAGGCAGAACAATATATGCGTGATATCATGCAGAGATACAAGAATAAAATCGTGTATGATGCTAATACAGGTGAAGTTAAAGATGACAGGAAGTTCCAGTCTATTCTGGAAGACTTCTGGTTACCTAGACGAGAAGGTGGAAGAGGCACAGAAATCACCACATTGCCAGGCGGACAAAACTTGGCGGACATCGAAGACATACTTTTCTTTCAAAAGAAGCTTTACAAAGCCCTCAACGTTCCTTTATCCAGAATGTCAGACGAACAATCATCTGGCTTTTTCGGTAGAGCGAGTGAGATAACAAGGGATGAGATAAAGTTTGGAAAGTTCCTAGACAGACTTAGGTCTCGTTTCAATAACCTATTCTATGACTTGTTGAAAAAACAATGTCTCTTGAAGGGTATCGCAAACGAAGAGGACTGGGAACAAATTCGTGATGATGTATTATTTGTCTATGAAACTGATACTCATTTTGACGAACTCAAAAACGCAGAACTTATGGAACAACGACTGAATCTCGTTGGACAAGCCATCGACCATCGTGGTAGATACTTTTCTGATCAAGAGATTCGTCATAACATACTAAGACAAAATGAGACAGATATCGACAGAATTAATACTCAAATTGAAGAAGAAAAAGAAGCAGGTCTTTACGATTCTGGTGATGATGATGGTGGCTTTTAGTCTACCAGCTCAAAACACTAGAATAGCTACACCCTTCTGGTATCCTTCTTCATACATCTATGGTTTTGTTAAAGGATGTAAACAATCTGTAGAACAGTTTCAACCTGACTTTACCAAAAAACTGTGGCCCGATGATGTCACAGAAGTTTGTGGATGTGTCGTAGATTCTCTACGGCATTCTCTGACTTGGTTAGAAGTTCAGAATGATATGACTCTTGAAAATCTCTATGGTGACAGGATGAAAATGATTGTCACAACAGTCTTGCCAATATGTGTCGAAGAAATACAAGAAGGTAAAACCCCTAAACCGCAAATATATGAGGAAAGTAGTATTCTGGGGAATTGATTATTCCCTAACATCACCAGCTATTACCAAAGTCTATCAAGACTCTTGGCATTCATTTTGCCTTGGTAAGGAGGAATCTACAGACCTTGTATCAGTTCGAAACTATCCAGATTTCCATTCTCAGACTTTTCGTAGAAATAGACTGGCGGACTGGGCTCTGGGTATCTTGACCTCAGACCGTGGATTGGTATTGATGGAGTCCTACGCTTTTGGGGCGAGGGGTAATGCTATTACGAAGATGGCAGAAAATGGTGGAGTTCTCAAACACGAAATGTTAAGACACGGATTGGGTTTTGAAACAGTTCCACCTACTACAATCAAAAAATATGCGACAGGTAGGGGGAATGCTAAGAAGGTTGATATGTATGATTCTTTTATTGAGAGAACAGGTCAGGAGTTGAAGTTCAAGGCTCGGTCAGATATTGTTGACAGTTACTTTATCGCCATGTATCTCCGCGATAGGGGTGAAACTCTCACCACAACCACAGGAGTGGCCGGGAGCGACGATCCTCCGAAAAACAAATCCGTTCTCTACTAGGTTTGTAGTGACTAAATAGTCTATAGTTACTGAACCAATGACTTCATGAAGAATATTATGGTTACATCTAATTTCAAAACCGTCCTCATAGAAAATATCATCGTCTGTATCTTCAAGACCCTCCTCAGTGTGCATGTCCCATTTCCAGCCCGAACAACCGCCAGACCGTGCCGAAACGCGAAGATACTCTCCTTCATTCAAAGTTTTCTTTATTTCAGACCACGCGCTAGCGCTAACACTAATTTCCATAACGTCCTTTATTTA